TTATAGGCTCTGCAAGAGGTTTACCCTGTAGGTCAACAGTCTCCTCATATACTATGCCTTCTTGTTTTGCTTGTGCTAAGTCTGTTAATTTACCTTCTTTAAATAAATTAGGGTATTGATTAGCATACTTAATTCTTAATTCATTTTGCTCTGTTTTGTCTACTTGAGCATCTATAGATTCTTTGTTCTTTAAATATATTTTTTCATATTCTCTGTTGCGTAGAAACTCTTGGTATCTAGGGTCAACAGTTGCTTCTTTTTCTTTTACAACTTCTTCGTCACCAAATACAGACAAAAGAGCATTGTCATCTTTTTTTTCTACCTCCTCATCCCCAAAAACTGAGGAAAGAGCATCATCGCTTTGTGATACCTCTTCTTCATCCCCAAAAACTGAGGAAAGAGCATCATCGCTTTGTGATACCTCTTTTTCATCACCGAATACAGATTGAAGAGCTTGATTATTTAAATCCATTTATTTCTCTATAATTTAATTATAAACAGGCTGACTGCTCAACAAAGGAATATTTATGAATTTTCCATCGGCATCTTTTTGTCCTGTAAATACAACTCTTTGCCCATTGGATTTAGTATACGTCATTCCCGGAATCATCTGTTCTCCTGAATCAGGTTTAGATAATCCCACAACATTTGCACCTGCTCCTTGAACAACAGCAAGAAAAGAAGAGTCATTTAATTTGTTAGCACCTGCACCAAACATAACAAAGTTACGTAGTGAATTTCTTTCTACTTCTCTTTTTATAGCCTCATTCTCTGCTCCACCGGGAAACGTAAAATCAAATCCACCTGTAGTATTTGGGATAAGTTTTATATCTAACTTAGATGCTTTAGCTGCATCAGTTGCAAACTGTTTGTATGAATTTCTCCAATCACTAGGTTTCCATGTAGTTGTTTTTTCTAAATCTGCTTTATTTTTTTGTATAGTACTTTCATTTAACCTGTACTTCTGAACTTCATCTAGAGTTTTATTGTGTTCATATTTAGGTCTCATAGGAATTGATGGCAATTCACCTTCAACAACTTTAGGTAGACCTAATGTAGCTTTAGCTTTTTCACTAATATCATCTACGTTTATAGGGTCAGTTACTAAACCACGAGATTGTGGCATAGTCTTAACTAATTCCATAGCAGTGTCAAAACCTGTAGGAGCAGCACCAACTTTGTTTTGAGCTATTATAGCAGAAATAGTATCTATATCCATATTGCTATTTATACCTTTCAAGTCTTGGAACTCATCCTTCAAAAAAGATACTGTATTGTAAGCTCTACTTCCTAACTTTTGGCTAGCTGTTACTTTGTTTTGATATGCCTCACTAATTTTGTCTGGGTTATAACCATACTTAGAGTATAAAGCCTGTCCAGCAGCAACTCTTTCTGTCTCTGTTAAACCTAAATCTTCTGGAATATATTGATTAATTATATTTTGCAATTCTTCTTTTGCTTTGTTTTTAACTAATAGGTGCTTCTGCCTATATTCAGCGGCAGGTGCTACAGAATCCTCTATAGATTTAAATAGAGCATTCTTTATGCCATCCATTTGTTTACTTTCAGTTTCCCTTACTATTCTAGCAGCTTCACCACCAGCTATAGCAAACTTTTGAAATGCACTTAAACCCATTAAGAACTCCTTCTAGCCATTAAACCTTTAGGCTCAACCTCATTTTCTTCTGATATGTCTTTAATCTCAGAAGTACCTTCCATAACATCTTCCATTAAATCTTCAACATCTTTATCTTTAAGTAACTCTTGCTCTGCTTCAGTTGCATCTAATGGTGTAACATCGCTTTTGTTTTCTTCATCAGCATCTATAGTATAGTCTATACCTGCTAAATCACCTAGACCTTTTAGAAACTCAACTATTACAGGATTCACAAGGACAGCAACATCAACATTATGCTTACCTTCCATTGTGCCATTTAGTGTAAATACTTCAGCTATCGTAGTTAAAGATGCTCCACTCTCTATAATTCTTAATGTAGTATTTATTGTGGAAGGGTCACCTAATTTAGGTATGTAGTATTCAATAGCATCTTCAAGAGTTTGCAATTCAGATTTCTGTTGCCATGGTCTAGCACCTAACTCTGAGGTTAAGGATTGACCAGGTATAGGAGCATCTAATAATGGTTCATTTTGTATCATAGCTTAACCCTTCATTTTATTAACAGCTTGACGAATCGCCATGACATATTCAGCAGTAGGGGTAACTTTATTGTCAGGTTTATTCATGTTAGGTTTTTTAAGCAAACTCACTTTTTTATTATCAGTTTTAGGTATATCCAATTCATTGTTTTTTATTTGATTGTCTATAGCAAACCAAGTCTTACGATTAGCTTTCCTGTATGTTTGGAACATTCTTATACCCCTCTCTAATTTTATTTTTATAACGTGGATTTTCAATAACCTTGTCCATGAAGTATTTTATAACTTTTTTAACTCTAGGCTTGTCTTTTATAAATAAAGCAACTTGTTTACCATATTTACCGTATAACCACTTAAACCAAGACGGAGCATCTTCATCTAACCATGTTCTAAAGAGAACCCACTTTGGACTAGAAGGTCCGTATACTTCTCTAGCAATCCAACAGATTCCACTGAAAAACTTACCTACTAAAGAACTAGAACCTGCTGTCAGTATAGTTCCTATCATTGAACCTAATCCAGAAGAAGCTTTTGCGTCAGCCTGTAGCTCATAACCTTTTGTTGCTGCATCAGCAGTTATCTCAGCAGTTGTTATTTTAACAATTCTGTCTAGTTCGTTTTCTGCTGATGTCCATGCCCACTCCATAGTGTCACCGTAGTGTTGCCACAAGTTATCATAAGCAGTTTTAGATATATTCAATAGAGCACTAGCATTCAATTCGTTAGCACGATTTATTGCAGCTGTATCTGCTGTAGCAATTTGTCTTCTCCACTGAGCATTGCTCTGAGCTATGACTAGTTGGTTCTGTGCATTAAATTGGTCACGTTGATTGTTTAATTCAGCATTAAATCTTTCTACAGTATTAACTTGACCTGCGTTAAATTGACTTTGAGCATTTGCTTGAGTAGCATTAAATTGAGATACTTGTGTATTTAAATTAGCAAAGAATTGGTCTACTTGATTTTGACTAGAAGCATTGAACTGTCTAGCAGCATTTGTAGCAGCTTGGTCTGTAAACAATGCCTGTGTTCTTTGCTGTGCTTTAAACAAGTTTGTTTGCTGTTGATTTGATAGGTTTGCCATATCCCTTTGTAAAAAGGTTTGAGCATTCTGTACTGCAGCTTGTTGTCTGTTATTTAAATTAGCCATGTCCATATTAGCTAATGCAGATGCTTCAGCCATAACCATAGCTTGACTATTGTTTAAGTTTTGCAAATTCATTGTATTTACAGCACGAGAGTTCTCTAGAGCTATGTTCTGCTCTGCTGTGAAGTTCATGTTAGCTATATCACCAATCCTAGCAGAGTTCTGTACCCTTGCTTGAAATGCTTGGTCAAACTCTTGTCCTATGAACTGTGCACGTTGTTGTGCAGCAAGCATTGCTCTCTGCTGTCTATTAGATAAGTTTTGTGATTCAAACTGTGCCTGTGTCTGTGCATCAGCTTGAGCTATAGGCAATGCAGATTCTAATGCACCTTGTATAAGTGCTTGACCTGCAATACTAGATGCACCTAAACCTCTAGCTGCCAACTGTCCTTGAATACCACGTAATGCTCCTGCAGCCCATGCAGGTGGATTGTTAGCATCAAAGTTTTGGGTAAGCTGTGCTAGTTGTCCTTGTACAGTTGCCTTCTCACTAGGAGTTGCTGTAGCAGCTTCAATCTGTTCTGCAAACTTAGACGCTTTTTCTGCATTCGCCGCACCTGATATTAATTCACCATCCTGTATCTCACGTTGAACAGGGTTCTCCATTAATGTCGCACTTCCTTGTGCAGCATTTAAATCTGAAACAGCAGACTTAGTTTGTTGAGCAGCTAAAACTTTAGCACGTGGGTCATTAGGGTCTGTTTGAGCAGCTTGGAGTGAATCTAGAGATGAATTAACCTGACCTGCTACAGCTTCAGGTGTCATAAGATTAGCGTCAGTAACACCTGGCTGTTCTGCCATAGTTGTTGAAGCCATTGCTGTTGGTACAGAAACAGTGCCTGACACTTGACCTGTACCTTGTTGTAACATTTGGTCTGGAGACTGCCCTATGCCTACTGCAGTGGCTGTTGCACCTTCAGGTAAAGCAGGATTAAATGCTAGTTTACCTGTTATGTCAGCTATTGATGAACCACCTGTAACAGGAGGAGCAGGTAAGTAACCTGGAGTTGTAGCAATAGGGCTACCCTTCTGTGCATCTAATAGTTGTGGTCCATCAGCTGCTATGTTATCAGTAATTGTTAAGCCTGAGTCTTTAGCATACTGCTTAAATTCTTCAGTAAACTGTCCACCACCTAGTCCTGTAACACCTGCTTCTGATTGATATATAGGTCCTGAATAAATATTACGTATATATTCTAATACTTTATCAGACCTTTGTTTCAATCTGTCTGGGGAAGGACTATCTCCTAAGTCTTCCTCTAATTCCTTTGTCATATCATCAAAGCTAGTTTGAATAGCAGGATTTTTAAATGTGCCTGTTTCAGGAAAACGTTCTACATTTTTCCTGTAATCAGCATAAGGGTCAGGTGTGGTTTCATCAGGTATACCTAAATATTGGTCATCTATTTGTGGTATGTATTGCTGTGGTAAAGGCTGAGGTTGTCTTGGTTCAGGTTGTGGTTGAGCAGTAGGCTGTTGCCTACCTAGTGCCATGTCTATGGCTCTTTGTTCTTCAGGGCTTTTTACATCTTGTTGTATTTGTCTCTGTAATGCTTGCTCTCTTGTGTAATTAAAAGATGTTGGTCGTGGTGCTGCATAAATACCTTGACCTAATGCACTTAAAGCCATAGGCTGACCTGTAGGTTGGTCAGGAATTACTTGCTTAACACCTTGTAACTGTGCAGGTTGTGCGAAATAACCAGCACCTGCTATTTGTTTGTCTATGGCATTTAGTTTAGCAGGATTTTTTGCTTCATACATAGGTCTAATACCAGATGGGTTAGGTGCTTGTTGAAGAGGTGGCAATTCTGCTGTAGGAAACTGTTCCATGTCTGCAGGGTTTCCTGTAGGAACAGCACTTTGAAATTGTCTAGCTTGACTTTCTACACTAGGCATACCACCTACCTGCATCCTACGTACAGCACCACCCTGTGCCATTTGCATAGCACGTTGATTGTACATATTCATCATGTTTTGTTTGTCAGGATTTTGTTGTAAGTAACTGTCAAAGCCTTCCAAGCTACCTGTATAGCCCATACTGTTAGCTATCTTTTGTAATCCTTGTGGCTTAAAGCCTTTAAACATTGCCATACTTTATTCCTATTACTTCATCACAATCGCAACAACCAAAGCTACCACACCAAGTGTACCCACCATAGACATAGCTTCTATTCGCCACATTCTTTTGTCTAAGGCAGATAGCTTTTCATTAACTGCTTGGTATCGGATAGCACACTCTTTCTCGTGTGCGTCTAGTTCCATTTGTACTTTGAGTTCAGGTTTCATCTCCATTTTCATTTATGTATCCTTATGGTTTAGGATATTTATTTTTTATAGCTGTAATTGTGCTTTTCCAACCATCAATACCATTATGGTAGATATCGTCTAATTGATCTGTAATCGGTGGATACTCAGCTTGTCTTTTCTCTGCGTATGTCATGTTGGCAATTCTGTCAGCTTCATCGGCTTCAGCTTGTGCTTGTGCTTGTGCTTCAGAATCTGCTATTGCTTGTTTTTCTGTAGCAAATAGAGTTTCAAAATTATAAGAAGATATGTCACTAATAGTAGTATTAGGTCTGCCATCTTTATATTCTATTTCTCCAGTTGTGCCATCCCATTGAATTGCATGTATGTCATCTGAAACTACCCCAGAAAAGTTTGAAGAATCTATATATTCTCCATCAATAGATATTCTTTTAGTGCCTTCACTCTCACCTTCATGTATATACGTAATTTTTGGCATTCTATTTCTCCTTATTGTTCATATATATAGTACCAACCAGTAGCAATGTACTTGTCGTGTGTATAAACTGCATTACCTCTATGAGTATGTGTCCATGAGGCAGGAAATATAGCTACTGTTCCCTTCTTTGGTTTGCATTTTACACCATATTCTAAAAACTCGGTTTCGCCTTCACCATCAGGTACGTCATTTAAGTATATTGTCCAAGTAAGCATTCTAGTGGCAGCTTCACCAAAATTATGCTCACAGTGCCAACTATGAAAACCCCCTTTTGGTGGTGTTCTTTGCACCTTTATAGCTAAACTATAAAAGTTCATAGGCTCTAAAGATGGATGTTCATTAATATATTTCTCTATAGCATTATCTAAAAGTTTATGTGTTTCTAACGTTAAATCATATGCTTGACAATGAGTTTCATGAAACATAAATGAATAATCTTTACGTAATCCTACACCATTAGCTTCAGAACCTTTCCATGCTGAAGAACTTTTCTCTAGTTCGTCAAATTTAGCAATCATTCTATCGCAGTAATCGTCAGGTGCTAAATTTGCATATTGACTTATAAAAGTTAAATCATTTATTTTTGCTATATTATTCATTTAATTAAATTCCTATTATTTTTTATTTCTAAAACTTTAGATAATTCTAAAAGATTTTGATTAGATTCATTTGCTTTAACCATCTCATTTCTAAATGATTCTATTGCGGCTCCTGCTTGTCTTGATTGAGCAGCGTTTTCTACTAATAACAAGGGTAACCAAGCTATAGCACAAGCATATTCATCTACCTCTTTACCATCATTAGGATTTGTACCTTTCATTTGCACAAACCAAGCACATTTAAATTGCTTGCATTTTTTGAATCCGTTTAAAGGACAGTTTTCTTCTACTTTTAATTGCACATTAATCCTTATTAGCTATGATAAAATCAACGTATTGTACGTTAATTGATGCAGTAGATGCTCCTACTGCCAAGTTACCTGCTGTGACGTTACCTGATAAAGTTGGGTTACCACTTAATGATGGATTACCACTAAGACCCGGACTACCATTCATGTTACCACTTAAGTTATGTCCGTGATTGTGTGAACCATTACCACCTGAGTTACTAGTGCTAGCATTATTTGACACACCTTGTACATACTGTGCATTATCATTGGATAGAGGAGATCTACTAACTGGATTATTTGGTCTTCTGTAAACATGTGAGTGAGCTGGAATTTGATTTATACTTAGTGTTGTACCTGAAATACTACCACTAACACTAACAGCTAAGTTACCAGTGTTTGCAGCTAAGTTACCTGAACTTACTGATAAGTTACCTGCACTAACACTATGATTGTTTGTTGGATTACCACTAATAGAACCCCCTGCGACAGATGGAGTTCCAAATGCTGTTGTAAATGCAGAACTACCACCAGTTCCTACTGTACCTGTTGTTAGCCTTATTGCCTTATTATTATGAGTTGTTTGCTTTGTCCAACCAGTAGGTGCAGATGTCTGCTGAAATAACATTGATGTTCCTGAAGGAAATGGTTCAGCGTTGTTTACTGCTGTTGTCACAAATGCTGTAGTAGCTACCTTTGTTGTATTATTTCCTGCTGATTGTGTTGTCGCTGTTGTATTGGTATTAATAGTACCATTTAAGTCACCACTAAAGGTTGTTGCAGAAGCTGTACCTGTTACAGAAACACCTGTTGAGGTGGTGGCTAGTTTTTCTGCATCATTATGGTAAAGCTGAACTGCACCATTAGCATTAAACTTTGCCATGTTTTCAGTGCCACTATTTCCTCTAAAATTTACACTTGCATCAGCATCTATAAAAAGATTTCCAGTGCCTGTTTCTTGTATTCTGCTGTTGCTACCATCGTGAAAAATTTGTAGGTCAGCACTTGCACCTAACTTAATTATATCACTGTCACCCATGTTTAAATGAGTACCAAGTGTAAGCTCACCACTTATATCAGCCGCACCATCAATATCAAGGCTATCGGCTTGTAGCTCACCAGTAATATCTACTCCATCTGATTTTGTTTCAAACTTTTTGCTACCATTATGGTAAAGGTCTACTGCACCATCAGTAGTCGCAGTAATCATATATTCTGAAGAGCCTTTTGTTAATTGAATATTACCACCATTTGTTGCAATAATTAAATTACCAGTTCCAATATCAGATACATATGAATTAGAACCATCGTGATAAATTTCTAAATCAGCATTTGCTCCAAGTTTTATCTTATCATTATCACCCATATTAAGATGTGTTTGTAATGTGGTTTCGCCTTGTACGTTTAGTATACCATCAACATCTAAGCTGTCACATTCAAGTTCGCCAGTGATATCTACACCATCAGATTTAGTTGCAAACTTTGCACTATTGTTGTGATAAAGTGTACTTGCTCCACCATCATTAAAAATTGCATAATTTGCACCTGATGGGTTTTGTAACCTTATCTGTGAAGAACCTTGTAAAAACAAAAAACCAGTACCAGTATCACTAATATAACTACCACTACCTGAGTGATATATTTCTAAATCAGCACTGTCACCTAGCTTAATTTTATCATTGTCACCCATGTTAAGGTGTGTCGTTAGAGTAGTCTCACCTGTAACACCAAGAGTACCTGCTATTTGTATGTTGTTTGCAAGTTTATCTCCTGTGACAGCATCGTTGGCTATGTGAGCAGTATCAATTGACCCATCTACATATTGGTCACTATCTACAGAGTTAGCTGCCATCTTGGCAAGTGTAACATTAGAGTTTGCTATCTTTGCAGTTGTTACAGCATTACTTGCCAAACCTCCTGCAGCTATCTGTGGTCCTTCGCCTGATGTGCCATCGTGTGAATGTCCTGTTGTACCGTTAAATGCAGCTTGCACTGCATCAAACTCTCCATCAAGGTCTGAAGCATTAATTACGTTACCATCAGCAATGTTGTTTGCTGTATCGTTACGAGTATATCCTGTTCCCATTTTTTTATCTCCTAGCGTTAGTAATATACTGCAGGGTAGCAGCGTCTATAGTAAACTTAGAGTCTACCTGTGATTCATCTGTTTCATATATAACTGAAACAGTAAAACCTGAACCTGTTGTTTGTACTTCATAGTAACTTTGTTGTTTACCACCAAATGTAGATGTTCCAAAAGTTCCTGCACCATATGTAGTTGATTCCGAAGCATCACTAGATATAGATATTGAACTTGGTTGAATTGAATCAGGTTGGTCAAAATCAAATTTTAGTGTTTGCCTTAAGTTAAATTCTCCGTTTACATCTAAATATGTTGTGCTTTTATATAGTGTTTTACGAACTTTTGGGTCACCTAAAGGTACAAATGGTGTTGCAAAAACTGCAGGTATAGGTGCTCCATCTAAACTATTTCCCTGTTCCATAACATATATATACCCATCAGTTGCAGCAAAATATATATTTTCAGAACGACCATCGTATTCACTGTAAGTTACAAAAGCATTAAAACCACGTAAGTCATTAAAAGATATTCCACCTTCTAATTGAGTTGCTGCAATTCCTTTAGCTGCATCGTTAGTGAATCCTGTATTATATCCAAATATTCTATATTGACTTTTCTCACGAATAATTGTACTACTAAAACCATTAGGACTACTACTTACTAAATCTAATACTTCAGCCTGTATTGTTTTTGATACAGTTGCAAGGTTAAAGTCACCTATCTTATCAGTAGCTGAAAATAATCTTAGACCATCAGGTCCTAAGAACATAACATCACCACCTATTTCCTGAATGGTGTCTTCAGCTACACAACCTAAGTCACGAGACACAGGTTTTAATACAAAGTCTGCTACACTATTACCATTAAGTATATTTATACTACTTTCGCTAAATATTATTAATTGGTCACGGAAAACTACTAAACCTGTAATTGTATCCGTTACATTAATTATACCACCACCGTTAGCAATTGTCAAGTCATTATCTTTATAAGGTGCAGAAAATATTATTTTTTTTCCATTACCAAAGAAAATATGATTCTTAAAGTTTACTATAAATTTTGAGCCTGATACATCTGAAGGTAAAGAACTCAATTGTTCAAATGTAGTTCCATCAAATCTGTAAGGTTTACCTGTTCCATCAACAAGCATAAGTTTTTCTGTGCCATCAAAGTCATACTTTAGAAATCTTACTTTACCTGACCCACCTATTGTAACACCTGCACTATTATAAGTTGCATTGTCACTTATCTGTGTCCATCCTGACCCACTAGACCTAAATAGGTCATTTCCTCTTACAGCATATACTTGATTATTATATCGGACTATACCTCTGATAACACCTGTATTCGTTACAGTATTTGTGTCAAACTTTTCATATCCTTCAACTCTTCTATATCCACCAAAGATAGAAGGCTCAAAGTTACGCAGTATACGTGCTGAACCAGGTGCTTGAAATCCTTGCTGATAAGGCGAAAGGTTTGTTATCAAGCCACCTTTAAATTCAAATGAATAGGTTTGCCAAGCGTCTGCCATTAGATAACAGACCTAGAAAATCCCATTCTACCACCACCTGTGTTCTGTGGTATCATTGTAGAACGTAAGTAATATGTTCTGTTGATTAATACAATACGCATATTCTTTATACCTTCATCAAACTTTTGTTTAGCTAACATTGCGTCTTGTGAATTACCACGGAATAAATAAGCATAGTGCATTGCACCATCAACAATAATATGTTTAAATCTTTCAGGAACAACAGGAACATCATCAAATAAAATTAAGTCTACAGGAACACGATAATACTCATACACTACGGTATAGGCTTTATCAGGTTCAGGTGTAAGTATATATTCAAGAGCAGGTCCATGTGCTACCATCTGTGGTACACCACTTCTACCATTAGTATCATATTCTTGGTCTACATACTTATCAAGATATTCTTCATAAACAATAATACCTAGTTTTGTTGTTGCATTTCCTAAAGTAGTATCTTCTTTTATACGAAAACTATCAAAGTCAACAAATTTAGCATCTTGAGGAAACGAATATCTTGTTACATTAGCAGATAAAATATCTTCTTGTTCTACATGATTAAAGGGCCAATTAAATTCGTGTTGATTGATATCACGAAGAGATGCATTAATTGCATCTTTTACTTGAGCATAAAAACCTGTAGCAGTAGCAAAATTACTAGATGTTAATTCTGTTTCATTCAATCTGCGATTTACTTGATTAACAAGTTCTAAATAATTATAAGCCATTAATTTTCCCTTATTCGCATCTTAACAGTTCTTTCAGCTTGACTACCTGTGCTGTCTATTATATTACAGGTAAATATATATTCTCTATTAAGAACCCCACCACCTAAATTAATAGTAGCTACTGTGTTAGTATTAGTTTGACTTATGTTTTGAATACTGTCAGTTACAGCATTAGATGATGCAGTTGTTAAATTTTGTCCTGCAGCTAACGTTGTCTTAGATATTTCAGGTGTCTGCACAGACCATGTAACAGAAGAGATGGTAGCTGTATCAAGAAAACGTGACCAATCTATGCTATAATCTAAACTTTCATCTGGGTCTTTTGGTGTCCAACGAAAAGACATTAAATTCTCCTATGCGGCTGCTCTACGTTCAGCAGCAGTATCTTGTCTTGGTACATATACAACTCTTTTTCTGTCATAGTCATTTGCAACAAAGTTGAAAGTAACTCCTGTTGCTGTTATAATACCTGCTATAGATGTTCCTATTGCTGAAGTAATACGATGTGTATTACTATGTGTTATTGTACCATTTATAACACCTGTGGCAAAAACTGAGTTAAGTCTTTCTTGGACATCTATCTCAAAGCCATCTACTTGTACAGGCTCTACAGTTGTAGTTGCTTGAACACTTCCTAGAGAATGTGTATTACTATGTGTTAATGTGCCTATTCCACCTGTCGCTACTACACTAGATAGTGCTTCTAGAGTGGTTATTTCAGGTGTTCCTACAGCACCTGTTCCTAATACACCACTTACAGGCTCATCTACGTTAGGTGAAATTGTTCCTATAGCACCTGTAGCAGATACTGCAGTAGCAGTTTGAAACGTAAACGCTTTTGCAAAAGGTCTATTACCTTTATCAAGAGTAAATGTTCCAACAACACTTGCGATACGATGTGTATTACTATGTGTTAATGTTCCAATACTACCTGTTGCACTTAAACCAAGTACAGGTTCTGTTAGATTAGGTTTGATTGTTCCTAAAGCACCTGTAGCAGATACACTGTCAATTAGTTTTGGTATAACTTGTATTTGACCTAGTACACCTGTAGCTGAAACACTTGATAAGCGTTCAGATACATCTACTTCAAATTGACCACCTACTTGTACAGTTTGAATTGTACCTACAAGTTGAAAAGTAGGAAAGTTAATAGTTGGTGAAACATCACCATATATAGCTGAACCGTACCTACCTGTTCCGTATAAAGCGTCATTCGCACCAAAGAAGGCTTGAGCAAAAACTGTACCTATAGAACCTGTAGCAGATACACCTGTAATTGCTTCAGATGGATTTTCAAATACCGTATTGACTTGTCCTGTTGCTGATACAGAGCCTAGTGTTAAACTAGAATCATTAACAGCAGTAGCAGTTCCAATCTGTCCTGTGCCACTAATACCTGTTACTACTTTAGTAATAGTAGTATTAACAGCAGTTATTTGTCCTGTAGCACTAACTGATGCTAAAGATATGATAGGCGTTACTACATCATACGAAGCAGTACCATATTCTCCTGAACCATATATAGCATCATTAGCACTGTAGAACGACATGTCCTACTCCTTAAGCTATACGTATTACAGCACTTGAAGCATTAGCAGTTGGAAACTGAATAGTTAAGTCACCTGCAGTAGCAGATACTGTACCACCAAAGTCAATAACAGCGATTGCTTTATTAGATGCACTTGTATTATAAATAATACAACCATCAGCAGATGTTGTTACGTTACTAAATACTTCGTCAGCAAAGTCTACAGTTGCAGTTGTACCATCTACAGCAATCGTTGCACTGTCTAGAGCCTGACCACCTGCAGAATAGTTTGTACCACTTGCTTCGTCAGAGTTACCTGTTACAGTAGAGTAGTTAGTTGTCGCAGCACCATAAGTACCTGAAGGTGATGCTTTGATAAGTGCTAATTTAAGTGTATGAGTATCAAGGTCGTGAATACCACCTAATAACTCAGACTTAAAACTTGTGCACATTGCAGTCGTGATAGCCATTTATAATCTCCTGTATAATATCACATTTTGTAAAGGGCAACCCTAAAGCTGCCCTTCACTTACATTAAGTTAAGCTAAAGTGTCTCTGTCAACTTCGTCAGCAGACATGTCACCTTGGTCACTTATATCCATCATCATTGCGTATACACGGATTTTACCTGCAGTAAATGATGCACCACTACCTGCTAATAACACATCAATTGTGTCAGCAGAAGTGGAAGCAGTCAAACCTGTGATTGCAATCTGAGGAGCATAAGCACCATCGGCAGCACCATCAATATCAAAAGTTGCAACAAACTCATCAACGTCACCACCTGTAAAACCAAGTGATGCTGTTGCATCTGTGCCAGTATTC